CTGTAAGCCGTAGGATGATGAGTATGGATGTAGAACAAGAGATGAAAAATGCTACAGGTAAAGGATTGATTACACCTGATAAAAAGGGTGGGATTATTGACTTTGCAAGGAATTTTAAAAGGAAATAATGCACAATCAAAAGAAGGTAGATAAATACTTTAAAGAAGCCAAAGCAAGGGTAAGAGAATCACAGTTGTCCAAAAACCCAGTTAAAGCAGACCTTGAGAGAAAGATGTTTGATATTGCTGATAAGCTTGGAAAAATAAAGGATTAAATAATGGGTAAGTTTATTTCAAAGATAAAAGAGAAAGCATCTGCTGTCATCAGTAAGATTAAGCTAGATGTTACAAGCAATGAGCTGACTACTGAAGACCGTAAGAAGATATTACAAATGGTTCGTTCAGATGTTGAACATGCTGAGAAGGTACAGAAAGAATATATCACTCAGAAGGAATTAGATCTAAAGCATTACAACATGGAAAAGCCTTCAATCTTAGAAGGCCTGACTAAGAAGAAATGGATGTCTGATCGTAACTTAGGATTAGCAAGAGCAATAGCTGATAGCTTTATTGCTACATATCTAGCTACCTGCTGGAATCCTGATAGCATTAACTTTATCGCTACTAAGACCAATGATATAGATAATCGTAATAACCAAGAGAAGTTTACCAAGTGGGGTATGGGTAAGCAAGAAGCTAATGTTTATCCAGAGATAAGCGATTTCATTCATAATAGAGTAGTTGTTGGTTCTTCATTCTTTAAGATATATCGTAAGGTTTGGGAAGAGTGGATTGACAAGAGAATCCCAGTTAAGAATAAGCAAGGTAACACCTATAAGTATAATATAAAAACTGAGGAAGAAAGATTTGAAAAAGGATTAATTGAGAACATCCCTGACATAGATGATATCCTTATGCCGGACTATGGTAAGAATATTCAAGAGCTACCTTACTTTGTTCATATATTGCATTTAGACGGCGAAACAGTGTTAGACTATAAAGACAGAAAAGTATTTAAACCAGCAGATAGCGAAGGCTACGAGAAGAAGCTTTATAATCACGCCTATAATAACAAGAAAAGAACATTAGGAGAAGAGAAATTAAACCAGGTAGGTATTGATTCTGGAGTAGAATCAGATGTTGATGTAAGACGATTGGGAATAGATATTTATGAATGGCATGGATTATATAATAAGAATGGTAAGAATGAAAAGTACAGAAGTCATGTTGATTTAGTAAACGAAGAAGTATTAAGTCTTAAACCTTTAAGAAAGATAAACAGATCAGGTAAGCTTCCATTTGTAGGTGGTGCATTATTCAGACAGCCCGGACAGATGAGAGGTGTGTCTTTAATGCAGATTATTGCTCCTATCATCAATGCTTTCAATAATGTATTCAATCAGAAATCAGATTTCCAATATGTTACTAATTGCCCGTTTGGTTTCCATAATCCTAACGAAGGATATACCAAACAGGTATTTGAATTAGAACCTATGGTTAGCTTTCCTGTTGGTGGTAAGCCCTCAGACAGCGTATATTTCCCTAATCTAAGTCGTTCTATGGCTTGGGCTGAGAGTGATATGCGTATATTATTAGAGGTCTTAGAAAGATTGACTGGTGCTGCTTCATACTTCCAATCAAGAGGTAATCAGAGTAAGACTTTAGGACAAGATGTCATGGTACAGCAAAACTCTGAAACACGATTCGGAATAGGTGTTGGTAATATAATGGGCGACATTGTAGAAGCAATAAGTATGTGGTTTGACTTATACCAGGATTTTCCGCCTGATAATCTAGCCGAGAGGATTGTAGGAGAAGATGGTAAGAAGTTATTTCCTAATCTTTCTATTGATAGTTTAAGAGGTGATACCAATGTTCAAATGATGCCTGATACAGTAGCCGGTTCTAAAGCTTATCGTAAACAGCTTCAGTTATGGGCTTTTGGTGTTGGACAGCAGACAATGTGGCTTAATCCACAGGTTAATCCATTAGGTAACTATAACCTTACTGCTGATACATTCAAAGAGATACTTAACTTATCAGACAATGAGGTTAAGAGGTATCTAGGAGAACAACCTAAATCTAAGTTTGATGAATCTGAATTAGATAATGAGTGGTATAAGTTTATGAATGGCGAGGACTTCGATCCGCCTGAAGGTGAAACCATGTTGGCTCAACAGCATATGATCGGCCACATGAAACAGAAAGAAGAAAAGTATCACTTATTAGATGAGGAATACAGACCTCACTTTAATGCTCATTTATTCAAGACAATAGTTAATTATATGAAGTTTATCAAGAATGCTCAGCAACAGCAGGTATCTGATCAGATAGCAATGAGAGCTATAGCACAGAATCCTAATCCGCCTCAAGGTATGGAAGGACAAGGACAACCTCAACAAAATCAAGCTTCAAATCAAGCTCCAAATCAAGCTCCAAATCGAGTTCCGAATCAAGCTCCAATGAGTCAACAACCTCCAATAAATCCTAATCAAGGAGGAGTAAATGTCTAAAGGTCATGACACAAGAGAAATAAGCGAGTTGATGTCTATTGCTAATTCACCAGCTTTAAAAAGAATACTTGCTGAACATAAAGCGTATCTTCAAAATGTAGTTAATCGGTTTGTAAAAGAAAAAGATGTTGTTGAAGCCTACGCTGTATTAAGCAAGATGAATGACATAGATAATATTTTAGACTTAGTTAATCTAAAGATTAGTAAGTTAGATAAGGATAGTGGCTAATAGCAAGCCAATGATTGCTATAGTTTTATAACAAAGGAGAACAATATGGACAAGAAGAGTAAGGGAATGACAACCAAAGACAAAGGTAAGTTTATTCCAGTTAGTGAAAGAATGCCTTATAACCCAGATAATTTACATATGAGCAAAGCAGAGTTCATTAAGTCAAGGGAGATTTATAAGGAAAAGAACATAAAGTTAAAAGAATATGAATCACAGTTAGACAACGCAGGTTCTAATAAAGTAGAAGTTACTCCTAGTGAAGAAAAGAAAAGCGAAACAAAACCAAAAAAAAGACCTAAGAATGTTTAGGTTTAATATATAAAAGGCTACTTCACTTGCCTATGAAAGTGATGGTAAAGAGTTTCTTAGTTTTCTTAAAACTATGGTAACAATAAAAGGGGAACAAGATGAATGAAATAACAGCAGAAAAAGCAAAAGAAGAGTTACAAGATATGGTAACAAAAGAAAAAGCTTCAAAGCAACAGGAACAAGAAAAGTCTTTAGACGACAATCAAAGGAAGGCTCTCGAAGACAGTAAAAGAAAAGAGCAGGAAGATAAAGCATCGAAGGAAGAGCAGTTAAAGAAAAATGCAGAACTTCTTGAAAAGAAACCTGATGATTTGTCTGAAGATGAGAAGAAGCAAAGAGAAGTTTTAGAAGCAGAAAAGCTTAAATCAGAAGAAGCTAATAAGAAAAAAGAAGAAGATTCTTTATCTGTTGATGACAAGATCAAGCGTGTTAAAGAAGAATCACAAAAGCGCATTGATGAAATAACGAATAAGTTAAAGCAGATTGAAGATTCCAATTCTAAAGAGGCTTCTGATTTGAGAAAAGAGCTTGAACTTCAAAAGCAGGAGAACAAACTTCTCAATGATAAACTTTCTAATCCTGATGATAAAGAAGATGCTATGTCTAATTTGAAGAAGTTAGAGAAAGACAGATTGGACAAATATCTTGAAGATGACGCTTCTAAGCCTAAAGAAGAACGCAGAGAGATAACCAGAGATGAACTTCGAGAATGGTTGCAGGATGAACCACTTGAAGCGCAAGAATGGATCTCTGAAAGGGCTTTAAGAAGGGCAAGAGAAAGATCTACTGACATAGATAAATTCACAAAAGAAACAAGAACAAAAGAGTTTATCCGTAAGCAGAATGAATCACATGCCCGGACTTTGATTAGACATCCTGAGCTTAATATAGCAAAAAGACAGGAAGAGTTGAAAAAAGAAGGTAAGCCTGGAACAGAGATACATAAGATTCTTTGCGAAGAGAATGAAAAATATCGTATCTGCGATGAGATCGTTAAATCTAATCCTCAGAAATACATTGGTAATGAGGAAGGCCCTGAGTTAGTTATCAAAGAGCTAGATAAAAGGTTAGCTAACAAAGATGAAAAGACTACTTCTGAATCTGATAAACGAATAGAAACATTAGAAAAGCAGATTGAAGAGTTGCAAGCCGAAAAAAGAAATAACGATAAAGATGAAGGCATTAATTCTACTGTTAAGAAAGATAGAGGTTCTAACGAGAAATTAACTGAATCGGAAGAACTTCTTGTTAAGACAATGAAAGATAGCAAAGTTCCTCAAGCAAACATTGATTCAGCTTTAAGGAAGTTTAGAAAAGAGAAAAAGTAAAATTATGCCAGACTTAAGAAGTAATGACCAATATTCTTTTTATACTTGTGGCAGATGTAGAGGAGATATTCATTATTTAACTTCTAAGGGTATTCCTAGAGTCTGTCCTGAGTGTGGCTATGGACATAGAACGAGGGATGTCAAAGATGTCCCAAATGATATTAGGTTAAACCTAAATAGTCTTGCCAATGAGGATGCTGGTTCAAGAGGCATAACAGAAAAAACAACGATTACAAGTCGTTAAAATAGGAGGTTTTTAAAATGAGATATCAAGCAAATGGGTTTATACCCATTAATGAACCGCCAGCAAGGCGATATAATACTGCCGCTGCTGTAACAATCGTAAAGGGTGATGTTCTGCATGATGACGGTAATGGTGTTTTAACTAATGCCACGACTGCCTTTGCAGCTACCTGTACTGGTGTTGCTGCTGCCGATTGTGCATCCGGTGAGATTGTACAATATTATCCATTAGATACTAAAACACAATATAGAGTTCCTGTTGCTGAGAATGCTTTAATTACCACGACAGGTGTTGGACTTCTTGTGGATTTAGAGAATAATGATGATATTGATATCAGCGATGCAGTTTCGGAAGGTGTTGCTTTTATGATTGATGACATTGATGTTTGTGCAGATGCTATAGTAGGAAATGCTTTTGGTTATGCTATAGGTCATTTTGTAGTAGCTGGCACACAAGCATAGTTTTAGTTGTTAAACTTAAATAGGAGGTTTTTAAAATGACAAGAAATGAATTATTGGATATGTTTACGCCAATATACGACGAGTTTTCCATGATGGCTTTTGATGAACCATCAATGGTTCACCCGAAGATATTTGACGTAATTACAGATCCTACAAAAGACTATAAGTACAATGCTATTTCAGGGCTTGGTGCGTGGGATGAAGTAGATGAAGATTCCGATGAAGGCCTTGATCACTTTGTTATTGGGTATGAAGGTTCAGTAACCCAAGTAAAGTATCGTAAGTATTTCTATGTTACTTACGAAGTAAACGATCAAATGGAATATGCATCCTTAAAGTCCAAGATTGTACGAGCAGAAGCATTAGGCCGTGGTGGTAGAGCAAGAGCAGAGTTACAGACTGCATCTTTACTTATTAACGGTTTTACTACAGCAGGAGCAGATGCACAGTATCTTTTTGATACTGACCATCCTAAGAACCCAGAAGAAACAGGCACAACTTATGATAATCTTCTTACAGGCGCTTTTTCTGATGATAACTTAGAGTTAGCTGAAACTCAGATATCTGCTAATTATTTCGATTTAGACGGTATGCCTATTGCACGACCAGGTAAGGCTATTCTTCTTCATGCTCCGGCAATAAGAGGAACAGTTGAAAGAGTATTATCTGCGAGAGCATTAGAAAGACCAGGTACTCCGAATCGAGATATTAATGTCTTTGCTGGTAAATATATGCCAATAGAGTGGGATTATCTAGGTGCTGCGTTAGGTGGTTCTGACATAGCTTGGTATATAATTTATCCAGGTATGAAGATGTTGAAGATGATTTGGTCAAAGAAACCAGGCTTTGCTAGTTGGCTTGATAATCTCAAACATCGTTATTACTTTGATGGATGGGAGTTATTTGTACCAGCGGCAACAGATTGGCGACTCGGTTTTGGTAGCACGGGGCTGTAATAAAATAAATGCAGGGTTGCTTAATTGTAGCCCTGTATCAATAATGGAGGTTTTAAAATGAAGAGAATAGTATTAATTTTGGCTATCCTGTTAATAGGTGGATTCTTATTCCAGCCTTTAGCGATAGCTGATAATCAACCAGAACTATTAGTTTATGTAATTCCTAATGATAGTTCTTCTGCGAATCTCGAAACAAATTTAAGTACGACAACCGTGATCATACCTGGAAAGCATAAAATCTTAGGTTATACGCTTTCCCCTTTTGTTTCAGGTTCAGGAACTCTTTGGTGTACATTATATGATAAAGCAACTGTTGGAGCGGCTTCTTCAACCGATATATTCGGTGAAGATGCTGTAGCTAATACTACTTCTGTTGCAAGGATATTTCCTTATCCGAAGAAGATTAGTACTCAGCTCACAGTACAGCAAGGCCCGTATTCAGTAGTTACCATATATTATGTTAGAGAGATTAAGTAGAGTTAAAGAATGGACGCTTTCTTTATTGAGAGCGTCTGTTCACCCATTGGATATCTTAATTTATTCTTCTTTACTTATCAATTTGTTAAAAGATAATGTTCAGAAAGAGATTTTCTTTGTATTCTATTCTTTCTTATTATTGATAGTATGCTTCGGTTCTAAACAAAAGAATAATTTTAAGAGTGTCCCTTTAATGCTTATTGCGTTATGGGGATTCCTTTCTATATTTATCCATAGCTTTATTCTTTATCCAGAAGGCTCTTTCTTTATGCTATACAAGAATATGTATCTATTGTCAGAGGGTTTTATTTACTTATTCGCTGGAGTAACTATCTTTTATGTAACTGTTAATTATCTTCGTGATACCAGATTGCTTTATGTTTTACTACCTGTTGTGTTATTTCCCTGGTTAAAAGAAATATTAACAATTCATCCTCGCATTACTTTATTAGTAGCTGTAGTTATTTCATTAGTTATATATGCTATCCTTAATAAAAAGATTTGGATTATTTTAATTATGTTGATTTTGGCTTCGGCTATCTTTATAAGATATAACAGGCATTTTAAATTTAGTTATAATTGCAGGAATTATGTTAATGCCGAGCTGATCAAAGAGATTAAACAGCATCCTATCGTCGGGAAAGGATATAACAGAACAGTAAAGCCCGATAATATGATTTTAAATAGCTATCAAGGTTGGCTTTATAGACACAATGATTTCTTGAGTATCGCTTCCTATTTAGGCATTCCGATATTAATATTTATGAGTTTGTTCTTGATTCAGGCATTAAGGATAACTTGGGGAAGCCCTTATTTCTATATTTTATTAACTATTATAATTACTTGCTCTTTTCAAATGACTATATTTTATGTCGAAAAAGCATTGAGTATATTATTGATTAGCGGTTGGTGTTTAAACAATATTTTAAAAACAAAGGAGAATATACAATGATTAAAAAACTATTTGCAGCTGAACATTTAGAAATGCACAATAACTAATTATGAAAACTGCTCATTTTTTGCGCAAAGATATAACTACCTCACAAGACTTATCTGTAGGAGCGTTAACCTACACTACGACTATCAGCAGAAAGTTTAAGCTTGAAGAGATATCATTGCATTTTTCTGTAGCCGTTACCGAAACAGTTACGATCACTAGAGATTCAAGCAATGGAGCTAACTATGATCACCCTTTGGCTAGGCGTTCAATAGTAGCAGAGCAGGATTTCTTATACCGCCCATCAGGTGAGAATAACTTTCAAGATGGCGATGAGGTAAAGGTTCAATGTACAAATGCTAATACAACAGGTGTTTGTTATGCAATTTTAAAGACTTCAGAAATGTAACAGGAGGATATATGAGAGATACCAAGAAAGAGATTGAGTTACTAAAG